TTATTTCGGCCCTACGAATGGTATCCAAGTCATGGCGAAGCGGATCGCCATGCATGATAGTATCACAGCGAATGCATCTATAAGCCCCAGGGCATCGAGCATATACGCCGCCAATCCGGCGAACTGTACCGATGTCTGTAGGCCGGTTTCATGTGTTCCTGCAAAATCGGACACAGCCTCAAATACATATGACATAAGATCATATAGAATATTATTTACCACCACCGGCAGAATAATCACGAACAGTGCTACCATTATTATTTTTGTGGCCGCGAAGTGAGCAGCACCGAAGGCCATAAATCGCGTTGCTACTCCAAGCCACCAACTGAGGATAGCTCCTAAAAATTTCCCCATTATGATTTACCTCCAAATATTATCATTGCTCCGTATATATATGCTATTGCTATGATTATAGCCCCCATGGCCTGCCAAAGGTCAGACCACTCTCCAAAGTCCATCGTAGCTGTTCCCCCCAAAATTTCAGGCAATGGTATTATGAACTCCGATTGTCCGCCAGTGGCCTTTACTTCCATATCTGATATTATTGCCATGAAAGGTGCATTGCTAAGCCAACCTGATATCAGATCCGGTATGCTTTTTTTATCCGGTTCTTCTATTGTGGTATCCAATGTCGGTACGGCCGGATATCCCGGTACGCTCATAGTATCTTGTTCCGTTCCCGGCTCTACTTCCGTTTCGTGGGGTTCGTCCGTCGCCGGATCGGTTCCTTCTGGATCCTCGATCTCATATAACTTTGGTTCTATGCTCGTAGATTCCTCATCACTTGAAGTCACTTCACTTTCAGGGATAATGTCTCTTACAACCGAAGTGTCGATCTGTTCTTCTGTTTTGCCATCAATTATTGAATCTATATATGGTTCGTTCAAAGACTTAGTTTTCGTTTTTGTTGGATTCTGATCTCCTGTATTATTTATCCAGTTTAACGTGAATGAAGGCGTGACCCACATGCTTTCCTGACAATCTCCATCAAAGCATATTATTAATTTATACGCTTCCGTTGTGGCTGTATAATATGTCGGATATTGGCAAGATATTGATGTTGGGTCACATACTACATAGACTCCATTCCAAGGATAATATACTTGCGATTTAGCCCCCAACCTTACTTCATATGTATGGCCATTGGCTATAAGTTTTTCTACTCTTGTTCCCGGGTCCCATATTTTTGGATCTGTCTCTAGTTCTGTTACTAAGCCCGAAAAATCATTATATAAATAATAGGCTCCAACCGCTGTCGTAATAATTCCTACAAGAGGATGAACCAATCTTACCGAACCGCCGCTTCCCAATCCTCTTTTTACAACTGTTTTAACTAGGCTCCTACCCCCTTCTGTCGTTAAATATTTCTCCGCTATTACTATCGTTTTTTTTGTTCCAACTGTGAAGGTTTTCTTTGCTCCCCAATTGAAGCCGGCATAAGCCGGCGCAGTTGTACACAGTAGTATGATTATTACTATGATTGCTTTTTTCATAACCCACACCTTCCTTGATGATAAAAAAGGGGAAAGCTCTTCTGCCCTCCCCCTTTTTTCTCCCACCGTCCGGCCGCTTAGGACCTGTTGGTGAGCTTGATGGCCTTGCGGATCACTATTAGACCCACAAGAGCCGTTACGATGGCCGCCGCATACGGGAACAGATCGGACAGATCCACCGACGTGGGCAACGTAAGCCCGGTCGGTTCCGCGTGAGCGGCGATCGGCACCAAAAACGCCATGATTGCGACTACCATGGCCTGGTAACAACGTTTCACCCTGTTCATTTGGCTCCTCCTTTCATAGATTTTTACTCATGTGACGGCCTTTATGAGACCGAACAACATGCATCCGGATATGATGGCCCCCCACAATGACATGGAGGAGACCAAGTCTCGTTTCGTCATGGGAACCGATACTCCACCGTTCCCCCACATGGTAACCATCGAATCAGCAGTACACTCTTCCGGATCGGTATAAATCTGCCCGTTCCAGTCGTTATAGAAGCCCCCCTCGCACGGCACACACGCCTCCGCCCTGGTCGCCCCTACCATCACAAGACAAAGAAGAATGACCATGACAACCCTGGACATTATGACCTCTGCGTAATCATGATTGCCACTAGTATGGGCAACATGAAGGTGAAGACCGTAAGGCCAGCCCCGATAAACCAATCCACTATGGCGAGCTCAGGACAGGCAGAGGAGAAAAGGCCAGGATTGTATATTGGCATTTGGCTTCCTCCTCTGCTTTAATTACACGGCCCTCTTGAGCGGATTTATGGCGTTTGCCGCTGTTTCCTGGACCTGGATTATCCTTATGTTATAATGAACATCGCCTTTACTATCTTTCCAGGAATTGAGCCATTGTTCGCAAAGAAGAGTTACTTCTCCCTCTTTGAGCTGTTCCTTCGTATCAATCGAAATCAGTTCCGCCTTTACCCCGTTCAATTGTAATACTTGCGTGGTAAACGTTTTCGATTCTGGCTTTATCTTTTCGCTCTTAACTACCTTTCCGGTTATCTGCACTCTCATGTTTTCTCTCCGCTTTTTTTTATTTTTGATTTTTTCACTAATGATTAATCCATCATTTGTCAATTAATTTATTCCATCAACAATGCCAAATAAAACATTTCTTTCTCATTCTGTTTTTTATTGATTTATTTTGCTTTGATTATCAGAATCTTATAAAATCGCCTGTTATTTTTTCATGTAATTCCAACCATTTACCGGAGTGGCCTACAAAGTATGTCCGCATTCTCCTATTACTTATTCCAACATATCTATTAAGACATCTCAGCAATTTTATTGCCATATTTCTGTTAATCAGTATCCTTACCTCTTCTGCGAAAGGTATCGATCCATAATATCCCCAAATTCGACCACATCCTTCTTCTATTTCCTCTTCTTGAATTTTCCCTATATATTTAGCAGCATATGCCATAACCCCCCTATGATGCCTTATCTGTTCTACCCTTGTCCCGGCCAGTAAATGTTTATTGTCTATCTTGCCGCATACCTCATACCACATTTTTGATATATGCTCTAAAGCCTCTGCTAAAGGTATTCCCCATGCCAGCATGTGATAATGTGGTGCTCCCCTTTTCTGATATTCAAGCTTCCATATTGCGCCATGACCCGGCCATCTTCTCTTCATCCTTTGGATGAAAACCTTAAGATCTCGCTTTGATTGCTTTGTTGATGGAAAAATCGAGGGATAAGTCAGGGTTATGAATAGCGGTAACATCTCGTTTTTTATTCGGGCAACCATTGTCATCATTCTGCGCCGGCTCTGCCTTGAAAATCCCCTCACTTTCCCCCTTTTAGATGTCTTTTTAACATCCGTCGACGTCCAGGGCGTCTTCACTTTTATCAAATGAGAATCCGGAAAATATGAGACTGTTCCTAGTTTTGCAGAGTATGGTCTTTCATTTTCTTTTTTAAGCGGTCTGATATGTGCTTTAGACAAGCCCAAAGGATCTATTGATCTTTCTCCGCCCTGCTGCATCGCTCGCAATTCGTCCACGCTCATTCTGTCAGTCATTTGGCCTTTGCCTCCCAAAGTACAGAGTGGCTTATTCGAATAGCACATACTGCGCCTCATCCTTCTTGACTTTCTTTTCTTTCTTCGCCCGCTTGTTCGCCCCTCTCTCCTCGGGGCTCACTGCGGGCTCATCGTCCCGCGCAATAAGAATCGTTTCAAAGGTTCCATCCGGATTTTCTATTTCGATAACACCGGCAATGTCTTTGTTAGGTTTAGTGTTTGATTTTCCAGGTCTTTTTATCCATTGCCCAAGGTCTTTGATGCTTTCAATTTTTGTCCCCTTGTTAACTGCTTGTTTTTGTTCTGTTTTCTTATTTTCTTTCGGTCGGGATATTGTCTCGGTCTTTTGCTTTACATTATTCATATCAGCATTGAATGCATGATTAATTGCAAGTTTTGCCGTAATCAGCACCCCTACTATTACTATGGCCCCAACAGCTATCTTGGTAAGCTGTGTCTTGGCTGGCGTGGCCGATTCCTTGACGTCGAATGATTTATACATTTTAAAAACTGTTTTATCAACTTTGACGCCCTGTACACTTAGCTTCATGCCGGTTTTTGAATCTCTCAGAAAATATCTGAATCCGATTGTTCTTAGGTTCCTTGGCTGAGCTTCTACTACGAACTCCGCGAGCTCAACGAGCCGACGAGGCAGAGCAGTTACCGATTGAACGATTAGGAAGATATCAAGCCCGAGGTGTCTTGAATATTCGAAAAAGAAAAACTCTTGTGGATCCTTTAACCCTGCAAAGTACCTTTGACACTCATCTATAATAACGACCACCCTTTTATACCCGTTTTGCTCTATAAATTTCCTAAGCTTTTCCACATCCATGAGCCCCTGAGCCCTGAAATCATCGTATGTTATATGCTGAACGTGAACTGAATCGATATTGGTCACCAAGAGCACGGAAGGATCTAAGACCATATGTTCATAAAGCGGAAGATATTGAGCGAATGTGCGAAGGTAATTGACACAATAATATGTTTTTCCAGATCCAAGGTTTCCTGTCACGATTCTTATCATTTAATCCCCCTCTTGCCAGGCATGCGCCAGCATAATAACGCTGTCACACGCCTGGCATTCTTTGCATCATGCTCGGTTAAACATAAGTGGAAAACTTCAGCATCATTTTCCCGTGACCCTCAGTCAAGGGCGAAGGGTTCACGGGAAAATTATTTTTATAAAGCATAGAGCGCCCAGGTGCCCAGGATAGTATGAATATCTAAATGTTTTCGATAGTTTATAATCCCAATGAGAGAATAAAATTATGAGAACAGGTCCAACCAGTGCATATAGATTTATCATATTGTTTACCAATACCGTGTATAAAATGATTGAAAATGAAGCGTAAACTATTGATTTTATTTTTGAATCAGGTAGGTAATAGGATAATATGAGAGCTGGAGTAAGGAAAGAATAATCAGATATTAAGATTAATAATATAGATGAAATAGTAATTATTATTTCTTCTTTTTTTAGTTTTTTACTGTCATATGATAATATTAATCCCATTGTCCCGACGAATCCGTAAAGAGCATTTACGTTATTATTTCCCATGAGCATCATGAAGGGTTGAGCCGCGATTGCAGCGGCCAGGACCCTGATTATATAATTCGATTTGTTGTGTGTCCTCTTGAAGCCTAAAGCTATCAGATAACAAAATATCGGCATGCTCAACCGTCCGATTATCCTGAAAATAACATCATCGGGATATAGGTATGCCCCTATGTGGTCCACTGTCATTGAGATCATTGCCAGCAGATGCATTTATTTTGGTCCTACAAATGGTATCCACGACATGGCGAATCGGATCGCCATGCATGATAGTATCACAGCGAATGCATCTATAAGCCCCAGGGCATCGAGCATATACGCCGCCAATCCGGCGAATTGTACCGATGTCTGAAGACCTATTTCATGGGCTCCTGCAAAATCAGTCACGGCCGTAAAAACATATGACATTAGATCATAGAGAATATTATTGATTATTATTGGCAGTATAATCACGAACAGGGTCACCATTATGATTTTTGCTGCCGCAAAGTGAGCAGCACCGAAGGCCATAAATCGCGTTGCTACTCCAAGCCACCAACTGAGGATAGCTCCGAAAAATTTCCCCATTATGATTTACCTCCAAATATTATCATTGCTCCGTATATATATGCTATTGCTATGATTATAGCCCCCATGGCCTGCCAAAGGTCAGACCACTCTCCAAAGTCCAT